CGTGCGTATGGTTTCGACTTCTTCGTAGACAACGAAGGTTCTAGCCACACTGCTGCTACGGTAACTGACGCTGTATTAGCTGCTGACGAAGCGGTAGGACAAACTGAGTTAACCATCGATGATGGTAGTGGCGGTGCTGCTACTGTATCTTTAGCTGAGGGTGACATCGTTACTTTCGGTTCTGCTAAAGGTACTGATGACTTCTACACGGTAGAGTCTCAAACTGGAACTGTATTAACTCTTAAAGAGCCATTACGTGCTGCTGTTGCTAACAACGCCACTATCAACCCAGTTGATATTGCTTCAGGCGACACTGGACGTGAGCAGTTCTTCTATGACCCATCTGCCCTTGCCCTAGTTACTGCGGTTATGCCTTCAGTAGATAGCGGTTCAGGTTCTGGTGTTCGTAGAGCAGCAGGTTTCGAGCCTATGAACAACGTGAACTACACGCTAACTGTAGAAGAAACCAAGTCAGGTGCTGACATACTTATCGAAGTTCTTTACGGAACTAAAGTATTCAGACCAGATTTAGGTGGACGATACATTCGTGGTAACGTAGCTAAAGCGTAAGCTACACGCTAACAACAAAATTGGGGGAAATGTTGTCATTTTTGACAACGGCTCCCCCTTTTTTTAACTACACACAAAACAATACTTATGGCGTTTAGCGACTTAACACTTACTAGAAACAATATTGATGCACTAGAAGAGCTAACGTTCAAGGGCATTAACGTCACTACGGGCACTACCGTGCTCAATCTATCGGAAAAGGATAACCTAATACTAGGCAAAGCAATTAAGCTCCTTAAAACGGATATTCTTGAGAATCTAAGGCAATACATAAACGATTCTACGTATGCCACAGAGACAGCGTTACTGGATGCTATACACGCTGCGGACTCTGAGGAACTTCTTGTTGACTTGCTATCCTATAAATTTTTAGAGTTGTGGTTTGCTCAAGACGCAACGCACAGAGATAGCTACTCTTATGAAAAGGCTAGAAAGTACTATGGTATGTATAGCCAATATTTAACAGCTAACTTAAGAAGGTTAAGTGGTTTATTAACAAAGCCAAAAACTACGCCAAGAGTTAGATTTATGAGTTTATACTAATGAAGATAGGCGAAGCAATAGTAAAAGACATTAAAGACACTTTCGGTTCAGTTGAATTTAATAAGACTTTAGATGACATAGGTACAGTATATTCAGATTCAATAGAAGAAATGAATAGTCAGTCTAAAGGTCCTGATGGTCGTGAGCGTTTCTCACTTAATGAAAGGTACGCTCAAGAAAAAGTAGACTTAGGAAGAAGACCAGAACCTGATTTTTATTACTCAGGAGACGCTTATGAATCTTTTACGTATGAAACCAAAAAGAAAAGCATTGGATTTGGGTATGAAAAAAGCGAAGTAGCCTCGTACATGAAAAATCATGAACAAGGAACTACTAAACTACCTGAAAGAAGGCAGTTTCCCGTTGATAAAGATTCTAATTCTAGCGAACAAAAAATGAACATTGAGGACACTCAGAATATTATATCAAAATTACTAAACAACAAGAGGGTTATTAAAGCAGAGCTTGTATTAAATTAAAATCATCATGGATAGAAACGCAATACTTAGTGGTTACATATCTAACTTTAGTAGTTATTCATCTACAGACTCAAGAACAACTGTTGAAAAGGTATTGAAGTATAGCGGTAATAACTTCGATATTAGGAAACGTGCAGATATTAAACGTGAAGTAGTAGTGTTTAAGTTGCAAAGTGGAACTACCGACTACTTACTTAACGATGAAAAGCCTAACGAACTAACACAACAGTTTCAGGCAACAATATATATTGAGCAGCCCGATTCGCATAGCTTGAAAGACACGGTATACGATAGGGCACTTGAAATTAGTGACCAGCTGTTTGATTGGGCAACCGAAACAACAGCATCAGACATTAACAGTGACTTGTGGACGCTCACGGTTACTGGGGTAGATAGTATCGAGGAACAAGACGGCTACTTATCTACCACCGTAAACTTTGAAAGTATAATCCAAATATCCTAAACTAAACACAAAAACAATGGCAAAGTTAATATTTGAATCTGCTGAAATCCTTAATAGTGGTGGTTCATCACAAGGTGTAATCAGCAACATCACCGTAGAAGGTGTAGAAGTAACACTAGAGCCTGATACTGTGGCTGTAGAAGACAATCGTGAGATATACGAGTCTTATACGGGTCGTATCGTTATTCGCTCTAAAAACACTGCTTTTGATGGTGGTGGAGCAATCCTAGATAGCGCTTTCGTTTCTACGGATGGTACGCTTCCAACAGAAGGTAAATTAAAGTTAAATGGTAAGAGTGGTTCACACGACCTTACTACTGAACTTACTTACATTCAAGGACACAACGCATTTGATAATGGTCGTTTAGAGACTGTATTAGTTGCTCAAGCGTCTGACGTAGACGGTGAAGTAGCTATGGTAGTAGCCTCCGCCTAATCCTAACACTCTAACTGGTAACGAATCATGCCTACGCAACTAAGCAAATTAGCTTTGGTTAATACTTCTGCCCTTACAGAAACATTACAGTTTTCTGTAGTCCAAGAAGGTGCGGCTGAAGCGTCTCGCCAAGTTATTAGCATTGAACCTAACATACAGGTCATTGAGAATAACCGTGAGATAATCACTAGCAAAAACTATAACATCACCGTTACTGGGGTATATAGCCAATCCGCTAAAGCACAGTTGTACACGTGGGCAGACGCTCAAACCAACCTAGTGTTCACTGGATATGGATTAGACGACTCTATTCTTCAGATGGAAGGAACCCTACAAATCAATAAGGGTTTTGAGGACAATATGTCCTTCCGATTCTCTAGTGCACGTGAAGCCAAAGGTGGATACGATTCCACTACAGGCAAGCACAGCGCAGAGATGTCCTACGTGAAGAATGGATTAGCCTTGTATGGTTGGCAAGAGGGTTCTACCACTGATTTAGCAGCAGGGTGGACAGATACCGTTGAGACGCTAGATTTTACAGCAGGTATTCAGACACTTACGGATGCTACAGTTGGTAGCGGAACTATGTATAGAGACATACACTTTCCGTTCCCAGCTAAGACGCTAACGTTTAGTATCAATGTAACTGAAGACTCTGCTAGTAGCGCCCTTATTGGTATTCAGTGTTATGATGACTCTGGGTCAACTACGGGCGTACAAGCGACTACAGCTATTAGCGGAACAGGCACTACTCAAGTAAGCAAGACCCTTGTGGCTGCTTGTGAGTACGTTAGAGTCTCTATTGAAATTGGAAGCGCAGACACTGTTAAATTCCAGAATCCGACCCTACAACTTTATACTGATTATGAGTTTGTAGAGTTTAACACTTAATAACCCTAAAATAAAGCGAGCAATTTATGGGAAGAATAACAAAAGTAACAGGCGAATTTATGGGGGTTCGGTTTGAAGTCAAGCCGACCCCTATTCGTTTTGATAAGGTAGTCGAGGAGCGTAGACAAATGCTCTTGGGCTGGTACAAAGAGAATCATCCTAAAACGTATAAAAAAATCGAAAAGGGCAGCACCGATATTGATGAGTATAGTTTAGATGACCTCGATGCAATAAACGCATGGCGTTTAGATGAAGAGTTTCGTGCTAAGTATTGTAGGTTTACCGCAGAAAAATGTATGAAACTAGATAAACAGATTACCGATGACACTTGGAAGTCGGATGACTTGGAACTAGGCACGCTTGAGGAAGCGTGGGATTTTTTTACGAGCAGGCGACAAGTACCTTCCAATGGAGTCGGAGCACTTTAGAGTCATTAGACTTGCTCGCACCTAATGACCTAGTGGTTGAAGTTGGCGGAGCGTATGTTTATTACTGCTACGTTCTTGCCGACTTTAATCCATTGCGAGCAAAAGAACTTGTAGCCGAATGTTCTATAGAAGACATAACCAAAGCAATGATGGCTCGTGAGGCTTACCACAAGCCAGCTGACAAATAAATAATATCATGCCCGATTTAATATATAACATTAAATTCAAGATTGACCCTAGTGCTAAAAAAATAGGCGATATTATTGACAAAAGGGCAATAGCTGATATAAATTTAGCAGCGGAAGCTACTGAGAACTTATCTGATGAAATAGTAGACACAGCAATAGCTTCGGATAATGCTACGGATACAATAGTAAAAAACAGCAAAAA